CCTTGCATCAAGGCATTAACAATCTGATCTCTGTTGTGTATTGAAGAGTTTTGGAATAATGCTAGTAAGATAACATTAAAAGCTGGTGAATCTTGTGGAATGGTTTGTAACATCTGAACCATTTGAGTCATTTCTAACTCTTTTGCCATAATACCCATCGTTGAATATGGAATAAACTTGTAATCACTAACAGGGTATCTGTCTACATCGAATTGTATCTTCCTCCACATTGCCTTGTTTATTAAAGGGATAAGGAATGTGTTTTGGAAATTCATTAAAGTACGCTTTTGTCGTTTGATTGCAGCACTTTGCATCATTGACATACCACTAGCAGTTTCACCACCCTGTGAAGCACTATCAGCAGAGCCAGTTCCCATCTGAATCATATTTTGAAGTGAGGCAACCTGATTGAATGTATTAGGATCTGTTGTACCCATGTCGAGCGGCATGATAGCTTCTCGTGGATTACCATTGGTCAAGACAGTTTTTCCTGCTCTCACTTCAAACTTTACGCCCCTAGGAAGTCTACTCGCATCTGCGGCCATCATTGGCGTAGTAGTAAGTGCTAGGGAATCAATTCTTGCTCTCATTTCAGCATCTAGAGCTTTTTGAGGGTTATAACCCTTCTCACAAACTCCTCTGCCCCAGAATTTATTAGGTACGATGTCGTGTTGATAAGAAATAAATGGTCTATCGTTCATCATAAACGCATTTTCTTCAACTCTAAGAATATGTTGGTCGTTACACATAGTAACAACTGCTTCAACTAACTCATTAGCGTTAGATTTGTCATATTCAAAGTCATCTTTGTCTGCATTTGCCTTTAAAAAGCGTTTAGGAACTTTTCCCCAGTATTCACAAATCTTAACAGAGTCAGATTCGTCTGCTTGTTTGGTTTCTGGATCATATCCAAATTTAACTGTGTCGTAATCACCATCAAGAGGTACATCTCTGTAAATTCCAGAGCGAATACCCTCTACTACATGGTATCTAGGCTTAATAACTTCGTGAGCAACCCCCAGAGCATCGTCAATTGAGTTTGCAGATGGATCAATTAAGAATTCCTTGGGGGATATTGGCTCGACATGAACATCAATAGCTGGATATTCGACAACAGTACGAGTGGTAGCCATAGTACCTTCGATAGATTCTTCAGATGGTGCTCTTTCTATTTTTTGCTTGACTACAATCTTTCCAATACCTGTGCCATATATTGCACTATTTAAGAAAACTTCACAAATTGCATCTTTACAACCTGTTTTCTCTAAATCTTCTTGTAATAAATTTCTGATATACTCAGCATCACTAGGATCCTGGTCAAGAAAATCATCTTGTATATCGAACCACTTGCCTCGCCCAAATGTTGCCTCTTCTAGTTCAGCAACAGAGGATTCAACTGCTTGTTGTAGTGCAGGGGATATAAGTCTTGACCTTTCATTTGCCCTGGTTTTATCTTCAGCAGACCAAATTCCTCGCCAAAGTCTGTAATATTCATCCCACATTGGAATGTAATTAATATTCCTATGGGTTCTCCATCCTTCCAGACGATAACTCAACCAACTTGCAAGTGCTTGGTACTTATTTTCTTGATTATTCATAAATAATAAGGGTTCATATATTACTCTATTAATTTTAGCCGATTTTAACAGTAATCATTCTCAATTGCAAGTGATAATCGTTATCATTTAATGAATTGAGTGTTCTTCTTCTTCAACTTGTATAACTCCATCTACTAACATCTTACAAATTGTTAAATCAACGACCTCTTCTTTTTGCATAACATCGCTTAAATCTTCACTTGTCATATTAGAGATAATTTGACAAGCAACCATGTATCTTTTTACAAGTGTACTATCATCAGAACTATATTGAAGAAGTTCTACCATCTCTTCTTCTGTCATATCTTCTTCAAATATTGTTTTAATATCCAGCGACATCGTCTAATACCTCCCAATCGTCTGCCAATTCAATAGAGTGTGCGAAGTCTGCTACTGATACCTGGTCTATATAGGCCAAAGCATCAAGTTGATCGTCATGTGCTAAGTGGTTAGGAAAGTCATTTAACTGTCCAAGAAACTCTTTCCAATCTTTTTTCTCATTAAAGCTAACCTGGCCATGTTCCATTCGGCCCTGTAATGCCCAAGTAATGCGTTCTGTTTTCTTTTTACCACCATGCCGCAGCTCTACAATAGTGATCCAACGACCAGCTATACGCATTTCATCTTCCAAATAGGGCAATATAGCGTTTCTCAACGACCCAGTTTCAATCCCTACAGTAGCTGATTCTACCTTCATCGCAGATGAAAGAATTTTTTTGGCTGTTTCTTTTACATTCCAACGACCATGTAGGATGTCTTTAACCCACCACTTATCACGATCTATCTTAACAATCGCAATAGCCGTTTCGTCCAATCTCGATCTTTTTAAATTCCTTTCCTTTTCTATAGACTCAAATCCAGCAGGGTCTACTGCTATTACATAAGAGCCTTCTTCTGGCTCTTCGGACTTCTCAAACCACTCTTCTTTGAATATGCCGCCAGAGTTAGTTTCAAAAGATGCCTCGAATTCTTGCCTAAATGACATAGATGACATAGTTTTACTAGCGGCCTGTATCTCGCTTTCTGGTATAAAGGGATTATCTGTTGAGGTAAACTGGAAAGCATCCCAATCTTCATCCTCAAAAGCATCTTTATACAAATCATAAAAATGGTTTTTTCCTGCTGGTGTTCCGATAAATAACGCACCACCTTGCACATCTGAAAGTGTGGGCCTTATGATCTGTTCCCAGACTTGAGGCTTCATTGAAGCATATTCATCAAGTACACAAAATGCCAGGCCAACGCCGCGAAGCGTATCAGGCCGATCTGATCCCTTTAAATAGATCTTTCTTCCATTAATCAGGGTGAGTACTGCTGTATTCTCATGGGCCTGTGCTATTAGATCTTTACCTAAGTCTTTTAACATCGCCCACATAATGTCTTTGGCTTGTTGAAAAGTAGGCCCTACATAAAATACATCTTTAGACTCGCTCTGTATGGCATTAATCAATAATAACCAAGCAGAAAGGTAGGACTTTCCAAATCGTCTTCCTGCTGCGACTATTTTAAATCTTTTTTTAGAATTAAAGATCTGCAACTGTGCTGGATGCAAATCAATGTTAAGTTCAGACATTCTTTCCTACATTAACAATAACTTCATCATCACTCTTCTCTTCTGGCTCTACTAACTCAGCCTCGTCATATTCACTAGCCTTTTGCTCAATAGACTCTATAGAAGATACATTAATAATAACCTGGGCATCATTCTTATTTCTAGTTGAGTCCACAGCCTTTTGTACTGGTAAAATTCTATCCATGCACATCTTCAGACAATGGACATCACCATCTTTAGCTTTTTTCAATACAGTCGCTACGATCTCTACAGCATTCTCATTCATTAACTCTCTTGAGAGAGCCGCATACTTATTCATCGTACCTTTAGGTTTCCCAGCAGGATTTAAAGATGGCATCCCTTTATAGAAATTTGGATTTCCTCTTTTTCTTGGCTTTTCTTCCTTTTTTTCCTCAAAAGGCGTTTGAGGTGCTAAAGGCGGTAGTCTTTCTTTCATATTCTAAATGCAAATGATAATCATTATTGTTAAGTATAACACCTAAATGATCTAAATAAGGTTTTTTTTTGAAATTCCGTTTTTTGTGGTTGTGTTAATATACCCGTAACAAAATATTTTTTTTAGCGGGCCTGGCCCCTCTTTTTACTATCAGTAAAAAAAGTTGATTGTCAGGAAAAATTCATATAGATGATTAGATATATATTAATTATAGGATCATATACATTAATTCATATATATGATTGCTGTTATATATAAAAAAACTAGCAAAAAAATAATATTTAATATTAGAATTTAAATATAAAAATATCGGGTATTAAATATTTTTTACTCTATTTAAATTATAAAAGATCAAAAAGCAATTAAAAACTAGTACAGTTTAAAAGCTTTATATTTTAGATTTAAAGCGTATTAAATTTATTAGATAACTATTAGTATTAAGATAATAAAAAAGCCCAATTAAAAGGGCTTTTTATTATCGTAGTAATATAAATTGTAGGTTGTAAAGTGTTACCGATTTTATATCAAAATATATTAGA